GGCAAAGGTTTCAGAGATACGCAAACCAGTATAAAAACCGATCATAAGCGGAATATGATAACGGGAATCAGGCGGGAAACGGTCAATGATTCGATGCCATTCGTCCAAGGTCAAAATGATGCGTTCTCTTGGTGCTTTTTCAACCTTGGGAAATTTGACATACTGCATAGGGTTTGAAGTGATGTAGTGCATTGGTTCAACAGCATAGTTCAACGCTGCACTGAATACGGACAAAATGCCGATCATGTGGCTTTTAGAATTACCGTTCATTTTCAGTTCAACGGCATATTCCTGTAATATTGCCGGGGTGATCGCTTTCAGGCGGTACACGCCAAATTTGGGAATCAAATGCCCCTGAATGATTCGCAAATAACCGACTTGTGTGTTATATTTTAGGTTAGTCTTGCAGTACAGGTCAAACCACTGATTCAGGTAGTCGGAAACCGTGATTTCAGTAGGTTCAAAGACTGCACCGGCATTGTTGTATTCATGTAAAGCCTTGGCAAGTGCTGCTTCTGCTTCTTTCTTGGTACGGAAACCGCCTTTTTCTTTTCTTTTGCGTTTTCCGTCAACTTTCCCAAGGTCAAAATAGTATGACCATGTTGCACCCCTTTTTCGTGTTCCACCGTTCATAATATCATCCTTTCTGTAATTGAATTTATAGGCAATGGATGATATAATTGTAGTTGCATAGCCTATATCATCCTATTCCTTGGTTGGTGTTTGGTTATCCCTGACCCCTGAACCGCTGCAACGGTGTAAGGGGTCAATTTTTACATTTCTTTCAACATTGTGTTAGTATCTTGTAAATAGCGGATTGCTGCATCAATCATCAGATCAATATTAACTGTATCTTCTTCATATGCGATTGCCTTAGACGCTGCTGTTAAAATACTCAATGCAGTCTGATTGTTAAGATCAATCTCATTAAGGTTAATAGTATTTTCTTTCATAGTTTCTAACCGTCCTTTCTTGAATTATCCCATGAGTGGAATTTGCTGCTTTAACTGTTCCATTGCTTGTGTTCTGCATTGAAGCATTTCATCATATGAAGAACAGAAAATATAAACCGTCCACCCATTAAAGCCGTACATTACTCCACATTTTATAGTAATATAAGGTTTTTCCTCCATGTCAGGATCAATAGAAAACTCCCAACGGGTATGTGCTTCATCCGGGTGAATGATGTTATATCTATGATCTTCTATATTGATTACTTTTCCCATGAATATCACTCATCCTTTCAGAATATATTTTTTGTACTGCTCCATAACAGAATCAGAAACACCGCTTTTATAAATTTTTCGGATATCGCTGATAGTTTCATCTTTCAGCAGTTTCAACCAGTCAATCAGGTCATTTCTACTGTTGGCAAAACTGCAACATTTACCGCTTGCGTATTCAATTCTATAACGCATATAGTTCCCATCCTTTCATGTGTTTGATTATCCCTATTCCTTGACCTTCAAGGTGCTGCAACACCTACGACAGAAGGTTATTTTTTCTTTTCTTCCAATTCACTGATTCGTTCATCAAGTTTCCTGATCTGTTTAGCCATGTTGATTTCATTGTCAGCCATGTTGCCAAGTGGTGATTCATGGTGTTCACAGATATATGAAATGAAATATTCAATATCCATTAACAATGAATCATTCAGACTGTCACAGTAGTTTTCATGGAATCCCCTTGAAATCATAAACTGCTTTATCGCATCCAATGAATCAAAATCCTTTCTGTGTTCGGCTAAATAAGTAAGTGCAGTATCAATTTCACCTGTTAGATATTTTTCAGAAATGTCAAGATATTTTGCAATAGCAAAAAGCCAAGTTTTTGAGATTTTGCCCTTGGTAAGGCATCTTGTAAGATGTTCAGGTGTAATGTCAAGTTCTTCCGCAAGTTGTTTTTGGGTCTTGCCGGATTCTTTCAGGATTTCTTTGAACCTTTCTTTGATTATTGGTAGAAAGGTCTTGTTTCCCAATGGGGTCACCCGCCTTTCTGTGATTGATTTTAATTGAAAAAGTATCAATGGAAAATTGATATAAATCAATTATAATATGAGTATAGCAACAACAACAAAGGTTGTCAATACATAAAATTGATATAAATCAATAATATATCAATTATTTAAGAAAGGTGGTGCTATTATGGCAAATATTGAAATCAGAAACGCATTGAAGAAAAAAAGAATGTTTAACTATGAACTGGCAGAACTGCTTGGTGTGACAGAATGGACATTATCCCGGAAACTTAGAAAGGAACTTCCCCCGGACGAAAAGCAGAAGATTCTTGATATTATCGAAAAGGTGGGATAAATATGTCAGGACTATATAAAGGGTTCATAGAAACCAAGGGCAAGGCAAGCATTGAAAAACTGAAAAACAGAACCACATGGAAAACCTATGATGAAGTGAAAAACCTGAACGGGTTCGGCGGGGTTTTGGCTGATGACACCATCCTTATTGACATTGATGATTCTGACCAATCTGAAATTCTGATGAACATTGTGGAAGAACTGCAACTTGACTGTAAAGTCCTTTGTACCAGTAGGGGAAAACACTTTCTTTTCAAGAATCATACTATTGCAAGGAACAGGACACACGTTCAGTTGGCGGTTGGTCTTACTGCTGATATAAAAGTCGGCAGTAAGTTATCCTATGAGGTTATCAAGATTGACGGTGAAGAAAGATTTTGTGAATGGGACATTGAAGAAGGTGGAAAGTATCAGGAAGTTCCCAAGTGGTTGTTCCCGATCAAGGCAACCGCAGACTTTGTTGATATGGATGCCGGGGACGGAAGGAATCAGGCACTTTTCAATTACATCCTGACCCTGACTGCAAATGACTTTACGGTTGAGGAAATCCGTGAGTGCATCCGCATCCTGAACAAATTTGTTCTGAAACAACCGCTTGGTGATGATGAACTGGAAGTGATCTTGCGTGATGATGCTTTTCAGAAACCTGTTTTTTTCCTTGGCAGCACATTCCTGTTTGACAAGTTTGCAGTGTTTATGAAGAACACGGCACACGTTATCAAAATCAACGGACAGTTACACATATACAAAGACGGTGTGTATTCCAATGGCTACAAGGAAATTGAATCAAACATGATTCAGCACATTCCAAACCTGAAAAAGATGCAACGCCGGGAAGTTCTTGACTACATGGAACTGATCGTTGATGAAAAAGAACAGTCAGATGCAAACCTGATTGCTTTCAACAATGGTGTATATGACCTTGTGACCGGGGAACTGAAACCATTCAGCACGGACATTGTTATTACTAACAAGATTCCTTGGGACTACAAGCCGGATGCCTATTCTGAACTGGCAGATAGTACACTGAACAAGTTAGCGTGTGGTGATGCAGCGATCAGGGCATTGTTGGAAGAATGTATTGGTTACTGCTTTTACAGAAGAAATGAGTTAGGCAAGGCGTTCATTCTGACAGGTGACAAGTCCAATGGTAAAAGTACATTTTTGGATTGTGTCAAAGCAATCCTTGGTGATCGGAACATTTCAGCACTTGACCTGAAAGAACTGGGGGACAGGTTCAATACTTCAATGATGTTCGGCAAACTGGCAAACATTGGTGATGATATTGGTGATGATTTCCTTCAAGGTTCACAGGTCAGTGTGTTCAAAAAAATAGTAACAGGTAACCGCATCAAGGCAGAGCGAAAAGGACAAGACCCATTTGAGTTCAACCCGTTCATCAAACTGTTATTCAGTGCCAATGATATTCCCCGTATGAAGGACAAGACCGGGGCGGTACTTAGGCGTTTGGTCATTATCCCGTTCAATGCCACATTCAGCAAGGATGACCCTGATTATAGACCATTCATCAAGTATGAGCTGACACAACAGGATAGCATTGAATATCTTATCAGACTTGGTGTGGAAGGACTAAAAAGGGTAGTCATAAATAATGGATTCAGTAAGTCAGATAAGGTTCAGAATCAGTTGGATGAATATGAACAGGAAAACAACCCTATCCTTGCATTTATCAATGACACCGGGGTTGACATGATCGAAAATGAACCAACCAATGAGGTATACAAGCGGTATCAGGTATTTTGTGCAGACAACAGTATGCAGCCAATGTCAAACATTGTATTCAGCAAGCAGATCAACAAACGCCTTGACTTGGAAATTTCAGTTGTAAAACTGAACGGTCAGACAAGGCGTATTTTCAGAAGTAGAAAGGACGGCGATTGAAATGATAAAATATTTGAGTTTATTCAGTGGAATAGGTGCATTTGAAAAGGCACTTGAACGCTTGAACATTCCATTTGAACTGGTTGGATATTGTGAAATAGATAAATATGCAAGCAAGGCATACTCATTGTTGCACAAAGTTCCTGAATCAATGAACTTTGGAGATATAACACAGTTAGATGAAACACAGTTACCGGATGACATTGATTTAATTACATACGGTTTCCCTTGTCAGGATATATCACTTGCTGGACAACAAAAAGGGTTACTGAATGATGATGGTACAAAAACAAGATCAGGGTTGTTCTTTGATGCACTTAGAATCATTGAACATACACAACCACAGATTGCAATAGCGGAAAATGTAAAAAATCTTACCTCACAGAAATTTTCTGAACAATTTGATACGGTTTTGAGCAGTTTGGAGAATGTTGGTTACAACAATTACTGGAAAGTGCTGAATGCAAAAGATTATGAAGTACCGCAAAACAGAGAAAGAGTATTCATAATTAGCATCAGAAAAGATATTGATACAGGCGTTTTTGAATTTCCTGATCACGTACCTTTGAAAAAATGTTTGAAAGACTTACTTGAAGATTCTGTTGAAGAAAAGTATTATGTTGACCCTGAACGGGTCAAAAATCTGATTCCACAACTGACAGAAAAGCAAATTTCAAATACAGTTAGGGGGGGTGGACGGGGTTCAGTAGACCGTCACACTTGGGACATGATAGCAGTTCAGAAGTAATCAAAATAGGTGTTACTGGTACACATCAGAAAGATGGTGTATATGACCCAGACGGAATCAGCACTACACTGTTATCAAGTCATTATAAGCAACCTATTCAAATTGTTGAAAGGAAAGATTAAGGGTGAATGAAGATAAAAATATTATATTCTTGGGAAATGTATTTCCAACTAAAACACGCAAGAACCCCAATCAAGGGCGTGTTTATTCCCCGGAAGGACTTGCCCCTTGTCTTAATACAACAGGGGGGGGAATCGTGAACCAATGATATTAGTTAGAGCCAATACAAAGAAAGGATATGAGGTAGCTGAACTTGGTGATTCAATCAATTTAGAATATCCAAACAGCACAACAAGGCGTGGAAGGGTTGGAAAGCAAATTGCACAAACAATCACAACTTCCCCACAACAGGGGGGTAGTGTTGAAACCAACAGTGAAAGGGGTGAATGATATGGTTGAACCAGTCAAACCTATGCCGGACGGTACTTGTAGAACTATAAAAAACCAATATTACAAAACCAGTCAGGCAAATTTTGAAAGATCAACAACATTTGGTGTAACAGGGGTACAAGATGGACTGGCAATAAGAAAGTTGACACCAAAAGAATGTTTTAGACTAATGGGGTTTGATGATTCTGATGTTGACCTGTTGATGCAGAATGGGATTTCAAACACACAGCTTTATAAAATGGCGGGTAATTCCATTGTAGTGAATATGTTGGAATTTCTGTTTTGTCAGATATTCGACAGTAATAATGAAATTTGGGTGTAGAAAGGAAGGTTACAGACAAGTGAAAGGTGGAAGAAACATTGAAGGATATTCTGACCCAACTGCATCTATTGCAGTAGGTCAGGTGAGCCGGGAAGAAAGTGAAGCTGACAAACGTGCTTATGATCTGATAAAGGTATTGAAGTACGTCATCAGGGTAGCCGGATTTGAACTGACCGAACGTGTTCAGTTGAAGGACAGCAAGACAGGAAGGGAGTACAAATAGATGAAAGTGAGAAAAATATCAAATCTATCAGTGCAGATTTCAAAGTTTTCAAAGTATGATGCAGAAGGTGCAATAATCAGTGTACCTTGGAAAGAAAGATTTAGAATCCTGTTATTTGGAAAACTGCATATCCGAGTTCAAAAAGTGCCAATGATGACGTTTACATCCAAGAATGTAAAAATAGTCAAAGATGAATAAGTAGTGAAAGGTTAAGGGTGAACAGAATGGAAAATAAACTTTTAGAATTATTTGAGAAACAGGACACAGTATCAATGAATGATGATATTTTCCCGTTGGTGGAAAAAGAATTTGAAGGTCAGGTGATTGGTGCAGAACTTTATGAACTTGCACACCAATACATATCACAGTTGTTGTATGGGGTGCATACTGCCGGGGTTGCCGTGATTGCTGTTCCTAAGTTTGCATCGGGTCAGCAGTTCGGTCAGATGGTTGTTGCTGATGTGATTTATACAAGGGTGAATGATACACCGTATAATTTTATGTAGTAGTTACGCAATAGTTACGGTTGGTTACGGTTCACGGTTACGGTTGAAACCCTTGTAAATACTGGCGGTTACGGTTGGTTACGGTTAAAAGCAATTTTCTTATTATTTTTATTTATTTGTATATTCTATACATCATAAAAAGTAAAAATATAGAGTATAAGGCGTGAACCGTAACCGTAACTAACCGTAACCAGTAGGAAATTCAAGGCTTTCAGGGTGTTTTTAGTGTGATTTTATCCGTAACCGCAAGCGTAACCGTAACCGGGAAAGGACAGGTGAAAGAATGAAAACATTATCCGCAAGGGAATATTTAGGACAGTTACAGGAACTTGATACTAATATCAATCAGGACTTAGAACGCCTTGATGATATGAAAACCAATGCTTGCAGTACGGGCGGTATTGATTATTCTGCTGAAAGAGTGCAGACAAGTCCGTCAGGTGACAGTTTATGCAAGGCAGTCACAAACTATGTTGATTTCAATGAACAGATAAACAGGGAAATTGACAAATTTTCAGATGCCAAGGAACAGATCATCAGGCAGATTAGAGGTCTGCACAATGCAAGGTATTCACAAGTGTTGTTCAAGGTATATGTGCAGTTTAAGAGTTTGAAAGTTGCATCAGGTGAAATGGGTATGTCATATCAGTATGTCAGGAATCTTCACAAAAAGGCACTTACAAGATTTGAAGAAACCTATGATAATCTGCATTACTTAACTTAATGTATACTTACTGTCACTTGAAACAACAAAAAGAGCGTTTTACGATAGATTTTGTTGTTTCATGTATATTGTGTATTCTTGAAACTAATGATAGGATGTATCTTGACAAGATGGGAATTGTGAAGAAGCGGTTGTTTTTTCACAATTCTTTTTTGTTTATGCCGATATTTGCACCCTGAAATGTAATGTTTCAGGGATTTTTTATTGCAAAAATACATGAAAGGGGTGTTGTTTGATGGCAAAAACGGCAAAATTAACTGAAAAACAGCAGCGTTTTGTTGAAGAATACCTGATTGACCTGAACGCAACACAAGCAGCCATTCGTGCGGGTTATTCGGCAAAAACAGCAGATCAGCAAGGTTCAAGGATGTTGGCAAATGTCAAGGTTCAACAGGCAATTAGTGTTGCAATGGCAGAACGCAGCAAAAGAACAGGAATCAATCAGGACAGGGTTGTTTTAGAACTTGCCCGCATTGCTTTTGTGAAGATGACAGACCTTGTTGACAGTCACGGAAGAATAAAAGACGGTGCATCAGAAGATGACCTTGCCTGTATTGAATCCGTGAAGTACAAACAGTCTGAATCAGAAACCGGGTCAAGTGTTGAAAGGGAAGTCAAGATTTCACCAAAACTGAAAGCACTTGAATTACTTGGTAAACACTTGGGTATGTGGAATGACAAACTGGATGTGAACATCACGCAGCCTATTGTTATCACAGGTGAAGATGCCCTTGAAGATTAGGCGGTGATTGCCTATGGTAAAGAACCGCATTTCTTCACAGTATGTTTTTGGGTATCAGAAGTTTATCCTGTACCCGGAAGATTACAAGGTTACTAAGTCCGGCAAGAAGAAAGTACAGTTGCCTGAACTGGTTGGTAAGGGTTACGGTACTTTTTGGCGTTGGAAAGGTAGATATAGGGTATGTAAGGGCAGCCGTGCATCCAAGAAATCGAAAACAACTGCCCTTTGGTACATCACTAATATGATGAAGTACCCACAGGCAAATACCCTTGTGGTCAGAAAGACTTTCAGAACACTGAAAGATTCCTGTTTCACAGAATTGAAGTGGGCGATTCACCGCCTTGGTGTTGATGCCTTTTGGGAAATCAAAGAATCACCACTTGAAATGACCTATAAACCGACAGGTCAAAAGATTTATTTCAGGGGACTGGATGACCCCCTGAAAGTAACATCAATAACCGTTGATATTGGCTGTTTGTGTTGGATGTGGATTGAAGAAGCGTATGAAATCAGTTCAGAAGATGATTTCAATATGCTTGATGAATCAATCCGTGGTGCTGTTCCTGACGGTTCAGGACTGTTCAAGCAAATAACACTTACACTGAACCCGTGGAATGAACACCACTGGATAAAGAAGCGGTTTTTTGATACCCCTGATGATGAAGTCCTTGCAATGACCACCAACTACAAGTGCAATGAATGGTTGGATAAGGCAGACTTGAAAGTCTTTGAAACCATGAAGAAACAGAACCCAAGGCGTTACAAAGTAGCGGGTCTTGGTGATTGGGGTATTGTAGACGGTCTTGTCTATGAAAATTGGGAAGAAAAAGCGTTCAGTGTTGATGAAGTCAAGAAGATTGCCGGGGTCAAGTCTGTATTCGGTCTTGACTTTGGTTATACAAATGACCCGTCAGCACTGTTTTGTGGTCTGATAGATCAGTCAAGTAAGACTATTTGGGTCTTTGATGAAATGTATCAGCCGGGTATGAGTAATGAAGCCATTGCCGAACAGGTTCAGCGGATGGGATATGTGAAAGAGAAGATCACAGCCGATTCAGCCGAACCAAAGAGTATTGACCGCTTGCGTGAACTGGGTCTGAAAGGGATCAGGAAAGCAAGGAAGGGCAAGGACAGCATCAACAACGGCATTGACTTCATACAGGACTATCACATTATCATTCATCCCCGTTGCGTGAATTTCATTACAGAGATCAGCAACTATCAGTGGGATAAGGATGCCAAGACGGGCAAGAAACTGAACCGCCCTATTGATGATTTCAACCACCTGATGGATGCAATGCGTTATGCGATTGAACAGATGGCAAAAGGTGATGCCTTTAGTTTTGATTAAGCAATTACCGGGTAGAATACACGGCATCAGCAACCGTTCTTTTTGGACGGTAGGAAACGGTTGTCAAATGCTTACTCCGGGGCGGTTACAACAGGTGACCGCCTATGATGCCTGTATAACTACTTTTTGAATAAAAGAAACAAATTAGTAACAACAACCCTTGAAAATGCAGTGTTTTCAGGGGTTTTGATTTTATTATGCAATGAAAGGGGTGAATTGAACAGTGTTCAGTTCCTTAATAAACACACTGACATTGAAGGTTTCCAACTTTATACTGGACGGTGCAAGGTCAAGGATGACTGACAAGGAATTTCTTGAAAAAGAAATTATGAAATGGAAAACGTCACCCCACCGTATCATGCAGATTAAGGGTTCACTGTACTATGACAATGAACATGATATTTTGAAGCGGAAACGTACAATGATAGGTGAGGATGGCAAGTTACAGGTTGTTGAGAACTTGCCAAACAACAGGGTCATTGATAACCAGTATGCAAAAATGGTCAATCAGAAAGCAAATTATCTGTTCGGTCAGCCTTTTGCAGTAAGTGGTGAGAATGACCAGTATGTTGAACTGCTGAAAACCGTGTTTAATAAGCGGTTTATGAAAACCATAAAAAACAGCGGTAAGGCAGCATACAATGGGGGAATCTGTTGGTTATATCCGTATTATGACAATGAAGGTCATTTCACTTTCAGGTTGTTCCCCGGCTATGAGATTTTGCCGTTTTGGAAAGACAACGATCACACAATGCTTGACTTTGCAGTCAGACTTTACTTGGTGATTGGATATGAGGGAACAACACCAACCGTCATTGAAAAGGTTGAAGTGTATGATGTTGATGGTGTTCACAGGTTCATTCTTGACCACGGCACACTTATCCCTGATCTGACAAACAACGGTGAAGCCGATTGTTACCATGTTACCATGACGGATGCAACCGGGAAGGTGGCGGGGTTCAACTGGCAGCGTGTCCCCCTGATTCCATTGAAAGCCAATGAACAGGAAACACCACTACTGAAAAGGGTCAAGTCTTTACAGGACGGTATCAATGTGATGCTGTCCGACTTTGAAAATAATATGCAAGAAGATGCCCGTAACACCATTTTGGTATTGAAGAACTATGACGGTACTAATTTGGGTGAGTTCAGAAAGAACCTTGCAACATATGGTGCAGTAAAGGTCAGATATGACGGTGATACCAAGGGCGGGGTTGAAACCCTTGAAATCACGGTCAACGCTGAAAACTACAAGACCATTGTGGAAATCTTCAAGAAAGCCTTGATTGAAAATGCAATGGGTTATGATGCCAAAGATGACAGACTTTCCGGCAACCCTAATCAGATGAACATTCAGTCAATGTATTCTGATATTGATATTGATGCCAATGATACAGAAACAGAATATCAGGCAGCCTTTGAAGAAATCCTTTGGTTTGTAAATTGTCACCTAGCAAATACAGGACAAGGGAACTTTGAAAATGAACAGGTAAACATCATATTTAATCGTGACATTCTTATCAATGAATCAGAAGCCATTGAAAACTGTCAGAAATCGGTTGGTATTCTTTCTGATGAAACTATCATCAGTCAGCACCCTTGGGTGGATGACCCACAAGCAGAACTTGAACGCCTGAAAAAGCAGAAGGAAGAAGCACAGAAAGAAATGCTTGCACAATATGACCCGTTTGGTACACAGCAACAGGGTAACGGTGCAAATGATGACCCTGACAATAAAGGTGACCCATCAAAGGGAAGTCAGGGCGGTGATGAATGATGAAAAGTTCAGAATACTGGCAGAAGCGTTTTGAACTGCTTGAACAGGCAGCACATCAACAGGGGGTTCAGTGCTATGCGGATATTGAAAAACAGTACCGACAGGCACAGAAAACACTTGAAGGTCAAATTGCTGCATGGTATCAGCGTTTTGCATCTAACAACGGGATAACCCTTGCAGAAGCAAAGCGGATGTTGAACGCAAAGGAACTTGCTGAACTGAAATGGGATGTAAACCAGTACATTCAGTACGGTCAGGAAAATGCGATCAATGGTACTTGGGTCAAGCAGCTTGAAAATGCATCTGCAAGATTCCATATTAGCAGACTTGAAGCCTTGAAGTTGCAGACCCAACAGAGCATTGAAGTCATGTTTGGAAACCAACTTGACAGCATTGACAGCACAATGCGGAATGTTTATAAGTCCGGCTATTATCACACAGCCTATGAGATTCAGAAGGGTGTGGGTGTTGGTTGGGACTTTTCCGCACTGGATGATAAGCAGATCAGCAAGGTCATCAATAAACCTTGGGCGGTTGACGGCAAGAATTTCAGTGAAAGGATATGGGGCAACCGTCAGAAGTTGGTCAATGAACTGAACAACACCCTGACACAGAACATCATCTTGGGAAAAGACCCACAGAAAGCCATTGATGAAATTGCCCGGAAGATGAACACTTCCAAGACCAACGCCGGGCGGTTGGTAATGACAGAAGAAGCCTTTTTCAGTTCCGCAGCACAAAAGGACTGCTTCACAGAACTGGATGTTGAACAATTTGAGATTGTGGCAACACTGGATTCCAACACTTCGGATATATGCCGGGGTATGGATGGCAAGCATTTCCCTATGTCTGAATGGAAGGTTGATGTGACTGCACCGCCGTTTCATGTTCATTGCCGTTCAACCACAGTACCATATTTTGATGATGAATTTGATGCTGTCGGTGAACGTGCTGCACGGGATGAAGAAACAGGCAAGACCTACTTTGTACCGGGCAATATGACTTATAAGGAATGGGAAAAGTCATTTGTCAACGGTGACAAGTCAGACCTGAAAGCAGTCAATACTGATGATAGTGCCATTGCAGAATATACTGCATCAAGAAAAGAATATGATACACAGGTTCAAAGGTTGGCTGAACTTGAAAAAGAAACAGACAACGCACTTGATGCATATATGGATGTTATGGATACCCCGCAAGCAGCAGAGTATGAAGCGGTATTTAATAAAAAATTTGATGAAACTGAAAGTATGAAACAGGTTGTTAAAGACTTGAAAGCAGCACTGTCAGGAAAAGAAGCAAAGGCGGTTAGGCAAGTAGAAAAGAATCTTGCTGTTAAATCAGGAATGTCTATTGATAGTGTTGAAATGACAGGTTTGGAATATGATACTGCTAATATGGTATATGGTTCATACAAAACGGTATTGAACAAATATCCTGAATTAAAGGGTCAGCTTGTTGCATTTAAGTATGACGGTGTAAAAGGTGATGCTTATGCTGGGTGTATAGCAATGACTGGTGAAGTAAAAGCACACGGTTTATTTGCAAAATATGACAGATTGGTTAAAACTTATGCAAATGATGTTGCTGCCGGATTTCACCCAATAGGTACAGACCATAACAGTATTATTGTTCATGAACTTGGTCATGCTTTAGATGGGTATATGACAAAAAAAGGTCTACTTGGTGGGGTCATGAATCCGTATGGAATTATTAGAAGTTCTGTTGATGTGCAAAAGCAAGTGTTAGAACAACTAGGTTGGAACTCGAAATATTTAAAAAATTTAAAGGAAAGCCTAAAGGCACAAGGGTTTACACATCCACAAATTGTTGATAAAATAAATGAACAAAGAAAAGAGTTTATTACAAGGCAAGTTAGTGAATATGCAGCAGATAATGAAAAAGAATTTTTTGCGGAATGTTTTGCTGAATATGTTATGAGTGATAAACCAAGAAAAGCTGCACAAATTTTTGGTACAATCATTGATGATGCGTTAGGAAGGTGATTTTATGATTTATCCGAAACCAAAGGATAAAAAAACAGAAAACGAATTGCACAGACAATCGTATGAACTGGAAAAAGAAGGCTTGATTGCTTTCTTCCATGAACAGAAATATGATGAAAAGCATCTGAATGAATTTCTGATAAATTCTTTGAAACAGGATTTTGAAGAAGAACTGAAAGAAGATGGTTTGTTATAAAGCATGGTCAAATAGCCGTGCTTTTTTCATACCTTAACAAGTTATCAATAGACCTGTAATAATTGCTATATGGCGGTTATATGAGGTCAGAAAGGGGGATAAAAGGCACATGAAAACATACACAATGAGAAAGGCATGGTGATCCTGATTATCTCCCGGCTACTGGGTCAAGTAGCACATAGAAAAGGCATCCGGCAGCGGGTGTCTTTTTTCTTGCGGGTTGTCAAGCGTAAACCGAACAAAACCAATCAATCATGTGGGAGTAACCCCGTATAAAAACGTATTTGAAAGGATGGTATAGAAATGACAAGAAAACAGTTAGAGGATTTAGGACTTACCAAGGAACAGGCTGATTCAGTAATGAAAATCAATGGTGATGACATTGAGAACGCAAAGGGTACTGCTGCAACAGAGATTAAGAACTTGCAGACAGAGGTTGAAGGACTGAAAACACAGGTCGGTGACCGTGACAAGCAGTTAGAAACCCTGAAAGCATCTGCCGGGGACAATGCTGATCTGAAAAAGCGGATTGAGGACTTACAGACTGAAAATGCCACAGCCAAGGCAACCCATGAATCTGAACTGAACCAGTTGAAAATTGATTTTGCTGTTGAAAAAGCACTGACAGGTGCAAAGGCAAAGAACATCACCGCAGTCAAGGCACTTTTAGACCTGAGGGATGCCAAGTTTGACAAGGAAGGAAATGTCAAGGGATTGGCTGAACAGATCGAAAAACTGACCAGTGATGAAGGTACTAAGTTCCTGTTTGAAGCACAGAAACAGCAGCAGCAGAATTTCAAAGGTTTTCAGCCGGGGGCATCCGCACAGCAGAAACCGGGTGCAGAAGTTGACACTTCAAAAATGAACTATGATGAATTATGTGCCTATTTAGCAGAAAATCCTGATGCTAACTTAGGTGAGTAAAAGAAAGGACAGGTGAAAATTTATGCCAAACGATAAGTTTGATTCTAAGAGTTTTAACCCACAGGCTTTCAAGTATATGGTTGGTAGAGTGCCGAACCTTCATATGCATGAGATCAAGAAGTCAAAAGCACTGGCGGGTAACCCTGACATTAAGACAACCCTTGGTGGTAGTCAGGGTGGTACAGGTTACGCAAGAATTGCAATGCGTGGTCTGTTAGATGGTGATGCAGTCAATTATGACGGTCAGACTGATATTACAGCAACCAGTACCAAGACCTTTGAACAGGGTGTTGTTGCTGTTGGTCGTGCTAAAGCATGGCTTGAAAAGGATTTTTCCTATGACATTACAGGCGGTGTTGATTTCATGCAGAATATCGCAGATCAGGTTGGTGAGTATTGGGACGGTGTAGATCAGGACACTATTGTTGCAATTCTTGAAGGTGTATTTTCTATGACTGGAACAAAGAACAAAGAATTTGTTGATGCTCACACCTATGATGTAACAGAGAAGATTGAGGGTAAAATGTCCGCAACTACTCTGAACAGTGCAACCAATAAGGCGTGTGGTGCTAATAAGAAGAAGTTCACACTGGTGTTCATGCACAGTGATGTTGCAACGAACCTTGAAAACCTGAATCTTGTAGCACACCTGAAATACACTGATTCACAGGGTATGCAGCGTGAACTTGACCTTTACACTTGGAACGGTAAGTTGGTTGTCATTGATGATGATATGCCGACTACTGAACAGGAAGGTTTCTATATTAAGGCAAAGTCAACTGATGAAGGTGCTTTACAGGTTGTATCTGATTCTGAAAGCACAATCACAGAAGGTAAGCAGATCAAGGCTGCTGATGTTACCCCGGTAGCAGACAGTTATGAATCACCAAAGGTTGGTGATTATGTGGTATTTATTGATGCGTTTACAGAGTACACAACTTATGTACTCGGTAACGGTTCAATCAGTTATGAGGACTTAGGTGTTAAAGTTCCGTATGAAATGAATCGTAACCCTGAAAAGAACGGCGGTCAGGACACACTTTACACAAGACAGAGAAAGGTTTTTGCACCTTTTGGTATTTCTTATGAGAAGAAGTCACAGGCTACATTATCCCCTACCAATGAGGAATTAAAGAAGGGTGAGAACTGGACACTTGTACATTCCGGGGAAACTACGGAAAGCAAGCGTTCATATATCAATCATAAGGCAGTTCCGATTGCCCGTATTATTTCCCGTGGTTAATTTCTGATCGGAAAGGGTGGTTGCAATGTTTGATACTGATACAGTAAAAGAACGGTTGAAATCACTTGGTTATAAGGTCAAGGCAGATGAAGAATTTGCCTTGACCTTTTGTGTTGAGAAAGTACGCAGCACAATCAAGAATGAAATCAACTGGTCTGATGTGCCGGAAGGACTGGAACACATTGCTGTTGATATGGCAGTGGGTGAATTTCTTCTTTCCAAGAAAACCTTTGCACCTGATGACCTTACCGGGTTTGATTTAGATTATGCTGTCAAGCAGATTCAGACAGGGGACACCAACACAGTATTTGCAACTGGTGAAGGTTCAATGACCCCTGAACAAAGACTGACTTCTTTCATCAATTACCTTTTATCTTACGGAAAGGGTGAATTTAATTCATTCAGGCGTATCAGATGGTGAAACAGATGAAAGCAGCACAAAAGGCTGCAAGGAAAGCCATTGAAGCAACCTATTTTGGTACTTTGACGGTGACAGAGCATCAAACGGTAAAAGATGAAAAGACAAAATTAACAAAGTCAGTTGATGTGGTGGTTTTGCAAGATGAACCTTGCAGACTATCTTTTGAGAAGATGCAGACAGCGGTACAGTCTGAATCAGCAGCAACGATTGTTCAGGGGGCAAAGATATTTGTTTCACCTGACATTTCCATAAAAGCCGGGTCAAAGCTGACAGTGACACAGGACAATGTGACCACAGATTACACCCGCAGCGGTGAATCAGCCATATACCCAACGCATCAGGAAATTATGCTTGAACTGTTCAAGGAATATGCGTAATGGGGAAAATGGGAAAATTTGACTGCAAAGGTCTGAAAGACTTTCAGCAGCAGTTGGGAAAGTTGCAAAATCCTGATGACTTTGTGGAATCGTGTGCAAAAGAACTTGCTGCCCGGTTGCTTCGGTTGGTTGTCAAGCGTACACCAGTCGGACAGTACCCGGCAAGTTCAGGCAAAAAAGGCGGTACATTAAGGCGTGGTTGGACTGGTCAGAAAAACGGTTCAGCAAAGGGATATGCTGACAGTCTTACGGTGAATCATTTTGGTGACACCTATGTCATTGAGATTGTGAACCCGGTTGAATACGCATCTTATGTTGAATACGGGCACAGGACAGCCAATCATTCAGGTTGGGTCAAGGGTCAGTTTATGATGACCATATCTGAACAGGAATTACAGAGAATTGCCCCAAAGGTACTTGAAAACAAAATCAAGAAATATTTAGGGGGACTTGGAAAATGATAAATTCAATAATTGAAGCAATCAGCGTTTCCCTGAATGGAGAATTTGGGGATGACTATGAAATTCACATGGAAGAAATCAAGCAAGGTTTGAAAGAGCCTTGCTTTTTTATTGCTTGCCTGAATCCTACCAACAACCTGTTTATGGGTAAACGGTATGAAAGAACCAATCAGTTCTGCATCCAATACTTCCCAAAGTCTGATGAAAAGCAGCGGGAATGTAACGGTGTAGCTGAAAAAATGTATGACTGTTTGGAGTACATCACAACAGATGGTGATACAAAACCAATCCGGGGTTCAGGAATGAATCATCAGGTGGTTAACGGTGTTTTGAATTTCTTTGTCAATTATGACTTTTTCACGGTCAAGACAGAGGACAACACCCCTATGGAAACCATGACGGCAAGCACAGGCGTAAAGGAAGGTGGTTGAAGATGGCTGCAAGAAAGACAGCAACAACGGGAACAGTTGCAAATTCTGAACAGACTGAACCAGTGTTCAGCAAGGAACAGATTCTTGCATCTGACCGCTATGCAAACAGAAGGGACTTGGTGGATGCCCTTCTTGATGAAGATAAAAGTTACACCATGAAAACTGTTGACAATTTAGTTGAAAAATACATGAAAGGACAGGTGAAATAGTATGGCTTTAGGTGGTGGTACATTTACCTCACAGAACAAAGAACTGCCCGGTGCTTATATCAACTTTGTATCGGCTGCATCCGCATCTGCTGCATTGTCTGATAGAGGTATCGCAACAATGCCCCTTGAACTTGACTGGGGCGTTGAAGGGGAAGTTTTTGAAGTGACCAATGAAGATTTTCAGAAGAACAGCCTGAAACTTTTTGGTTATGCCTTTGACAGTCCTAAGATGCTTGGTCTTAATGATCTGTTCATGGGTGCAAAGACCTTATACGCATACCGTCTGAACGGCGGTGGCGATAAGGCAGCGAACACATACGCAACTGCAAAGTATTGTGGTGTTCGTGGTAACGATTTGAAGATCGTGATTCAGAAAAATGCAGATGATGCAAGCAAGTATGATGTTACAACCTACTTCGGTACGGTCAAGGTTGACACACAGACAGTTGCCAAGGCTGCTGATCTTGTGGCAAACGATTATGTAACATTCAAGGCTGCTGATCTTGCTGTTACTGCCGGAACACCTTTAACTGGTGGTACAAATGGCACGGTTGACGGCACAGCACATCAGGCTTACTTGGATAAAATCGAATCATATACCTACAACACTATGGGCGTTGTGGTTACTGATGATATTACCAAGAAGTTATATGTGGCTTTCAACAAGCGTTTGCGTGATGAACTGGGTATCAAGTTCCAGTTGATTATTTATAACCTGTCTACTGATTACATGGGTGTAATCAGTGTGAAGAACAAGGTAACAGATACAGGATGGTCAGAAGCAGCACTTGTGTACTGGGTGACTGGTGCAGAAAGCGGTTGTGCGGTCAATAAGTCTTGTCAGAACAAGAAATATGACGGCGGTTTCACCGTTGATACCAATTACACACAGAATGAGTTGAAAGCAGCAATCAAGGCGGGTGAGTTCACTTTCCATAAGGTCAACGGCGTTGTTCGTGTGCTTGAAGATATTAACTCTATGGTTACCACTTCGGACACTTGCGGGGATGTATTCAAGGACAATCAGACGATCAGAGTTATTGACCAGTTGGGAAATGATGATGCAGTTCTTTTCAACACTAAGTATCTTGGTGTTGTTCCAAACAACGCATCAGGCAGAACTTCCCTTTGGTCTGACTTGGTAAAAATCCGTACACAGTTACAGGAACTTGGTGCTATTGAAGGGTTCACTGATTCTGATGTTACGGTTGCACAGGGTGATTCTAAAAAGGCGGTTGTGATTACATCAGCAATCACCGTTGTGAACGCTATGGGTAAACTCTATGAAACGGTTACGGTTGCGTAAGAAAGGGGGGGGTGAAATAAAATGCCGAATGTAACAATGAAAGCAAGGGACACTGTTGCAGCAAAACTTGCTGAATGTTTTATCACAATCGGAAGTAGAAGATACAACTTCATGCAGATGATTGATATGGAAGCAAAGGTTGAGAAAACCAAGACTACTGTTCCCCGCCTTGGTGCAATCATGGCGGGTCATAAGTCATGTGGTATGGAAGGTACTTTTTCAGGCACGGCACACTATAACCAGTCAGTTCTTCGTCGGGCATTACTTGACTATAAGAACACTGGTGAGGATGTGTATTTTGAAATGCAGATCACCAATGATGACCCAACCAGTGATGCGGGCAGACAGACGATCATTTTCTATGACTGCAACACTGACGGTGGTGTGTTAGCAAAATTTGATGCTGACGGGGAATACCTTGATGAAGAGATTGAAGGAACATTTGAGGACTTCTCAATGCCTGAATCTTTTGCAAACCTCACGGGTTTTCTTACTAACTAAGTAACAGAACCCCCTTGTGTGGCTTTTATATAAGGTCATATAAGGGGTTTTTTCTATTCTTTGATAAACAGAAGGGAGAACAACAAAATGTCAAAATTTAGTGCATTTATGAAAGCGAATAAAAAGGTAAAGGAAAATGAAAAGTTTGCACCTACTGCTTCACTTCTTGGTTCAGACGGAACACCTGTCAGATGGGAGTTCAGACACATCAGTTCCAAGGAGAATGAAGAACTTCGTGATGCAAACACCATTGAAGTTCAGGTGACAGGCAAGCCGAACTTATTCAGACCGAAACTGATTACTTCAAAGTACCTTATGGCAATGATCGTGAAGTCAACGGTGTTTCCTGACCTTTACGATAAAGAGTTACAGGACAGTTACGGTGTGATGACCCCGGAAGATTTAGTCTATGCAATGGTGGATGATGCCGGGGAAATGCAGGACTTCCAGTTATGGATGCAGAAGTTTCAGGGATTTACCAAGTCACTTGATGAAAAGGTTGATGAAGCAAAAAACTAATTGAGGAGGGGGATGGCGAAGCAAATTATGCTTACTATGCCCTTCTAAAACTTCACATTCTTCCATCAGTGTTCTTGGCTATGGATGAACAGGAAAAAGCCTTTGTGATTGCTTCAATCAAGTTGAAAGCAGAGCATGACAAGAAGGAAAAGAAAAAGGCAGAAGCAAGGGCAAAGAAAAAACACTAAGAAAGGACGGTGAAACAGGTGTCATCTATTCAGACAGGTATTGAACTTAATGACCAATTCAGCGGAGTGTTGAACAACATCATCAGTTCAGTGAACCTTGCCGTGTCTGCAATGTATGATATGCAGCAGTCAATGAACGCTGATATTGATACAAGCAGCATTGAAGGGGCAAGGGATGAAATCAATCAGGCAACTGCTGCCATTGAAGCAATGAATCAGGTAGCAAGCCGACAGACTGCACCTGATATTGCACCGCCTGACCCTGAACCAGTAGAAATCCCGGTCACATGGAACACTGACGGGGTGGATGTGTTCACAGGAACAGGTGTTGAACGATTTCAGCAAGAAGTTCAGAGTGCAAACGATATGTTGAACACACTGAACACCACACAGGCAAGGATTTCACAGACCGCACAGGGAATGGATATACTGCCGGATGCAACAGTTCAGGATATGAACACCATGCAACAGCGGTTATCTGCAATTCAGCAGCGGATTCAGCAGATTGAGAACAACCCGGTAAATGTTGGGGCAGACAATGCAAATGCAGAACTGGAACAGTTGCGTATGCAGTTGAATCAGGCTATTCAGGAACAAAATTCGCTGAATCAGGCAATGCAGAATATGGATGTTTCTGCTGCCAATGATGCCTATTTGCGTTTGTCACAGACGGTTGGCAACACAGAAAGGTACATCCGTGACAATGTGGATGAACAGGGGCGTTTTAATCAGGAAATTTCAGCCGGAACACAACAGGCAAATGAATTGACCAATACCATCAAACGGGCAGTTGCAGCCTATGTCAGTATTCAGTCAGTTGGGAAAGCACTGAACATTTCAGATGAACTTGTTCAGACAACATCCCGTTTGGATATGATGAATGACGGGGTTCAGACAACCGCTGAACTTGTCAACATGGTATATGCTGCTGCACAGGATGCAAGAGGTTCATTCAGTCAGATGGCTGATGTTGTTGCACGTTTTGGTAACAACGCAAAGGATGCTTTTGGAAGTTCGGAAGAAGTAGTTGCTTTTGCTGATCTGATTCAAAAGCAGATGACCATTGCCGGAGCATCCACACAGGAAGCAGCAAACGCAGAATTGCAGTTATCACAGGCACTTGGTTCAGGTGTCCTTCGTGGTGATGAATTGAACAGTATCTTTGAACAAGCACCTAACCTGATTCAGAACATTGCAGATTATCTTGATGTGCCTATTGGTAAAATCAGGGAAATGGCAGCAGATGGTGAACTTTCAGCGGATGTTGTAAAGGCATCAATTTTTGCTGCTGCTGATGACATTAACAGCAAGTTTGAATCAATGCCTATGACTTGGGGGCAGATGTGGCAGTCTATGCAGAATACCGCACTGATTGCTTTTCAACCAGTTCTTCAAAGGCTGAACGATTTAGCCAATAGTGACGCATTTCAGACTTTCATTCAGGGTGCTATTGAAGCAATGGCAACACTTGCAAATATCGTATTGAACATTTTTGAACTTGTCGGAACGGTTGGCGGTTTTATTGCTGATAACTGGTCAGTGGTTAGTCCTATCATTTACGGTGTTATTGGTGCATTGGCAGTGTATGCTGCATACCTTGGCATTGTAAAAGGAATAGAAATTGCATCTGCTGCTGCAACAGCAATTCATTCAATAGCAATGTCTGCAAAAATCGGTGTTATGGCAGCACTTACGGGTCAGACAATGGCTGCAACTGCTGCACAGATGGGTTATAACGGTGCATTGTATGCGTGTCCTGTTGTTTGGATTATCGTGCTGATTATTGCACTTATTGCGGTAATTATGGCGGTATGTTCAGCAATAGCCAAGATGACAGGTATTGCCAATTCAGGATTCGGTGTTATTACAGGCGGTGTGAACGTGGTAATTCAGTTCTTCAAGAATTTGGGTCTTACCGTGGCAAACATTGCCTTGGGTATTGGTAACGCCATTGCAGCACTTGCATCCAATATGATGACGGCATTTCACAATGCAATTTGCAGTGTACAGTCATGGTTTTATAACCTGTTGTCAACTGCCTGTTCTGTAATTGAAAACATAGCAGCAGCCTTGAACAAGTTGCCGTTTGTAAGTTTTGATTATTCAGGTATCAGTTCAGCAGCGGATGACTATGCAGCTAAAGCAAGTGAAGCAGCCGGGAACAAAGAAGATTACCAGTCAATCAGTGATGCGTTCAATGAAGGTTTCACAACATTTGATGCGTTTCAGGACGGTTGGGCATCAGATGCGTTCAATGCGGGTGCAGCTTGGGGTGACGGTGTTGCTGACAAGGTTTCAAATTTCAGTTTATCGGATGTATTCGGTCAGACTGATATTCCTAATGTTGGTGACTACACATCAGGTTTCAATGATGCAATCGCAAATTCAGGCGTGGGTGACAGCATTGGAAATATTGACGATAACACAGGCAAAATCAAGGATTCTTTGGATGTTACAGAAGAAGATTTGAAGTATTTGCGTGACATTGCAGAACAAGAAGCAATTAACAGATTCACAACCGCTGAAATCAATGTTGATATGTCAGGTATGCAGAACACCGTGAACAGCGGTGATGACATTGATGGTTTTATGACCAAACTGACAGATTCAGTCAATGAAGCGGTAGACAATATGACGGAAGGGGTGCATGAATAAATGGCAAGAAGCGGATATGATATGTATTTTGACAAATGCCTTTTTCCTGTCACCCCTGAAAAAATCAGCATTAAAATCAATGGTAATAACAAAACGGTCAACCTGATAAATGAAGGTGAAATCAATATCCTGAAAAAAGCCGGGTTGACCGACATTGAATTTGAAGCAGAAATCCCGCAAGTAAAACATCCTTATGCGGTGTATAAGAATGGTTTCAAAGAAGCGGGGTATTTCTTTGATATTTTTGAAGGGTTGAAAACAGGCAAAAAAACATTCCAGTTCATTGTATGCAGAAAGACCCCGGTAGGGAAAAAACTGCTGAACACGAACATGAAGGTGTCTTTGGAAGATTACAAAATTTCAGAAGATGCCAAGAACGGGTTTGACTTCAAAGTCAAGTTCAATCTGAAACAGTACCGGGACTATGGAACAAAGACAGTCAACATCAAAATTGCTGCATCCAAGCCAAAGGCAAGTGCAGAGCCTAAGCGGGAAACCAACAATTCACCCGCCCCGGCAGCAGCACAGACCTATACGGTTGTGCGTGGTGATTGTTTGTGGAACATTGCAAAACGGTTTTACGGCAGCGGTGCAAAATACACCGTGATCTACAACGCAAACAGGGGTGTCATTGGTGGCAACCCTAACTTAATTTATCCGGGACAGGTTTTGACCATTCCGGCAGCATAAGAAAGGGGTGTTGTTCAATGTACGTTGAACTACTGGTTGGGAATGAATCAGGAACAAAAGTATATCAGCCTGTTGTTCAGGAAGGTATTGAATGGTCAACAGAAAGAAAAAACACCCCCGGCAAACTGGTTTTCAAAGTCTTGTATGACAACATTCTTGATTTTTCAGAAGGTAGTCCAGTCAGGATGAAGGTGGACGGTGACAATGTGTTTTTTGGTTTTGTGTTCAAGCAGCAGAGAACCAAGGACAAAATCATTACTGTCACCGCCTACGATCAGTTAAGGTACTTAAAAAATAAAGATACCAAGGTCTATGAAGGAAAGACGGCAAACCAATTTGTGAAAATGATTGCAGATGATTATGCCCTGAACCTTGGCACACTGGATGATACTGGCTATGTCATTGAATCAAGGGTTGAAGAAAATACTTCACTGTTTGAAATGATAGCAAATGCCCTTGACTTGACACTAACCAATACCGGGGAAATGTATGTGTTATATGATGACTTTGGGAAACTTACCCTGAAAAGCCTGTCATCTATGTATGTGGGTGTTCCGGGTGCGTACCTGATGATTGATGAAGAAACCGGGCAAAACTTTGACTATACTTCATCTATTGATGAAAACACATATAACAAAATCAAACTGACCTATGATAACAAGGACACAGGAAAGCGTGATGTTTACATTACACAAGATTCTTCCAATATTAACAAGTGGGGTATCTTACAGTATTTTGACACCTTGCAGAAAGGTGAAAACGGTCAAGCAAAAGCAGATGCCCTTTTGAAACTGTATAACAAAAAGACCCGTAACCTGAAAATTACCAACGCTTTAGGTGACAACAGAGTGCGGGCGGGTTCAATGGTTGTCATCAACCTTGACCTTGGTGATGTAAAACTGAAAAACTGGATGCTTGTTGAAAAATGCAAGCACAGCTACAAGGAAGGTGAACATTGGATGGATTTGACACTTAGAGGGGGTGAATTTGTTGCCTGATGCAAATGAACTTGTTGATACCCTGAAAAGGGCAGCCGTTGAAGCGGTTGAAGCGGGGAAACCCGTAAATGTATATTTTGGTGAAGTCGTGAGTGCTTCACCGCTGAAAATCAATGTTGAACAGAAGATGATACTGGGTGAAAAACAGTTGATTCTTTCAAGAAATGTGACGGATTTCAGCACAATGGTAACAGTTGACTGGACTTCTGAAAGCAGTCTTTCCACCCACAACCACACTGTAAAAGGTGACAATGGCAGCGGTGGCAACATTGACTTGAACACGGGGTCAAAGAACCTTGCACATACTCACAAAATTACAGGAAAAAAGAAGATTATCATTCACAATGGCTTGGCGGTTGGTGATGAAGTTATCCTGATAAGACAGCAAGAAGGTCAACGCTTCATTGTTGTGGATAGGATAGGCAAATGATTCCTTCAACAGTTGGTTTTCTTGACCAAGATTTTGAAATTGAAACACAGCCAAGCCTAACTTATAAAATGGATTTAGACGGTGATTCAGTCAGGGGTCTTGTGGATGAACAGGATGCCATGAAGCAGATGATTTTCAGAACACTGCAAACAGAACGGTATCAGTACATCATATATCCGTGGTATTACGGCATTGAAACACTTGACCTGTACGGTGAACCTGTCACTTGGGTTTGTCCTGAATTAGAACGCAGAATCAGTGAAGCGTTAGCCGTTGATGAAAGAATCACAGGTGTGACCGACTTTGAATTTGACCTGACGGTCAAAGGTGTGGTTCATGCCTATTTTACCGTAAAAACAATTTACGGTGATATTAAAGCAGAGAAAGGGGTGAAGATTTAGAATGTATGAAGATCAGACTTATGACATTATCCTTGAAAGGATGATGAACCGGGTATCTGACAAATTTGACAAAAGACCGTCATCCCCTGTTTATGATCTGCATAGTGCAACCGCTATTGAATTTCAGATTTTATACATTGAGTTGGAATATCTGATAAAAAATTCATACGGTGATACTGCTGCAAGGGAATTTCTAATCTTGCTTGCAAAGGACAGGGGACTTTCACCTGAACCCGCAACCAAGGCAATCTTACAGGGTGAGTTCACACCAACAAACATTGATGTTACTGGAAAGCGTTTCAACATTGGTGAAATCAACTATGTTGTGACTGAACAGATCACACCGGGAACATACAAGGTTCAGTGTGAAACAGAAGGTGTTGTTGGCAATCAGTATCTTGGGGATATGATACCAATGGAATATATTGACGGATTGCAGACGGCAAGCCTGACAAGCGTATTGATTCCCGGTGAAGATGAAGAAGATACAGAAGTTTTCAGACAGCGTTATTTTGACAGTTTCAATGAACAGTCCTTTGGTGGTAATCATGCTGATTACATGGCAAAGGTCAAAGGCATTGAAGGTGTTGGGTCATGTAAGGTCAAGCGTGTTTGGAATGGTGACATTAGACCCGCTGACATGATCGTCAGTACCGTGGTCAAGAACTGGTATGAATCAATCATTTCAACCGTTCCGGCAGTAGTCAAACCGTGGCTTAATGCCGTATATAATGCAGCCAAGGACAAGAAACTGACGGTTGGTGGTACTGTTCATGTAGTCATTACTGATTCAGATGATTATGGTGAAGCAAGTTCAACACTTGTTCAATACGTTCAGCAAACACTTGACCCGGAAGAAAATGCCGGGGAAGGTTACGGACTTGCACCAATCGGTCATGTGGTCAGTGTTGCAAGTGCATCACCTGTCAGTATTGAGGTCAAGACCACGGTAACCTTTGAAGAAGGTCACAACTGGTCAAATACCAAGGCAGCCATTGCAGAAGCAGTTGATGCGTACTTCTTGGAATTAAGAAAGAACTGGTCAGAAACATCACAAACCATTGTCAGGGTATTGCAGATTGAAAACCGCATCCTTGGCGTTGATGGTGTGGTGGATGTGACTGGGACAAAGCTGAACGGCACGGCAAGCAATATGACCTTGACAGAATTTTGCATACCAAAGTTAGGGGGTGTTTCTGCATGATAAGAGAAGTTGACCTTGTTTCATACTTACCGGTATTTATGCAGAACTACAAAGAACCCGTTACCGCACTTGAAGCGGAAAACCCTGAATTTAGTCTGATGTGGTCGGCAACTGACAGATGTTTGCGTAACCGCTTCATTTCAACCGCTGATGAATATGGAATCAGCAGATTTGAAAAGATGCTGAAAATATACCCAACTGCTGATGATACCCTTGAATCAAGGCGTTCAAGGGTTCAAAGCAAGTGGTTTAACACAATCCCGTACACTTGGAAGATCTTACTTCAAAAATTGCTTGTCTTATGTGGCAACACAGACTTTGAAGTCAAAGGTGATTTCAAGACTGGGTACACACTGTATATTGACACTGACCTTGAATTGTACGGTCAGGTGGAAGAACTTGAAAATATCATACACACAATGATTCCTGAAAATCTTGTGGTTGAATCAAAGAACAGTATTCCTTGTAATATCAAGGGTGCTGTTCTTTTTGGTGGTGGCATTTGTTTCATCAATGAATTTATCATCACAAACGATTTCCGGGAAGTATTTGATGTGAATGGTTCATCAGTATTCGGTGGCGGTATTGTTCAGACTGAAACGCTGAACATTACAAATGACAGCAAAGAAACACTGAATGTTCAGGGTGCTGTCAACTTTGGCGGTAAGGCAACAGATACCGCTATGATAACCATTTCAACGGATTTCAAAGAAACATACCGGGCAGATGCAGTTGCAAAGGCAGCATCCGGCACTGTTCAGGTTGATTTCATTGAGATAAAAACAGAATAGAAAGGAATGATAAGATGGCAGAGTATTCAAAACTTTACATCACAAATAATGGTCAGGCACTTATGGCAAAGATGATTGCCGGGTCAGGGAACATTGATTTTACAAAAATCTGTTCTTCCAGTACCCAGTACACAGAAAGTCAGTTACAGGCATTGACCGCACTTAGCAACATCAAGCAGACAACCCCTGTTTCCAAGGTTACCCGCACAAATGAGGTTGCAATCAAAATTGATGCAGCATATTCCAACGTAGACCTGAAAGAAGGTTACTATATGCGTACACTTGGCTTATATGCCGTTGACCCTGACAAGGGTGAAATCCTGTATGCAGTCTGCATTGAAAAATCAAATAACTGTTATATGCCACCATATAACGGTGTTACGGTATCGGCTGCATACTTACAGTTATATACCACAGTAGGAAACGCTGACAGCGTATCACTTGCGGTCAGTCCGGGTGCGTACGCAACGGTTGGTGACATTCAGGAACTTGAAAAAGAAATTGCTGATCTGAAAGCCTTTGTTGGATATTCAGACGGTGACATTTATGGTGTTGAAGTGGATTTTGAAAATAAAAAGTTCACAAGACTTGCCGGGGCAGTAAACCGTTCAGCGGGTTCAGGATTTGACGGAATCAATGCCTTTGGTGGCAGAAAGCGTTGCAACCTTACCAATGACGGGCGTGTTGCTGCATATTACGGTGAAGCCGGATTTTCCACTACTGGAAAACTGACACAGGCGGTTGACCGTAACCCGGTAGCTACTGAATCACCTGATGAAAACCTGAAATTCAGTGCCGGGACAATCGTTCAGGTAATGGTTGAACAGCCAAAGTTTTATTATAAGGTTGTACCGCTTAAAACTGAAAAGAGAACCAAGGGGGCAATCACAAGAAAAATCAGATACTATGTATCAGATACACCAAAGGCGGGATTCAAACTTCATCCGGCGTTCATTGTAAATGGTCAGGAAAATGATGTTGCATATCTTGCAGCCTTTGAAGGTTCACTTTGGGATGCATCTGCATCAGCGTACATCCTTGATGATTCACAGGTTGCTGACTTTGCTGCTGATATGTTATGCAGTATTGCCAATGCAAAACCGCTTTCAGGACTTACACAGAACGCAACCCGTGCCAATATCAGAAAACTTGCTGAAAAACATGGTACTGGTTGGGAACAGGGTGTTGTTCAGACGGCATCCGCTTCACAGATGCTCATGCTGATTGAATATGCAACCTTCAATATGCAGTCTGTCATTGGTAACGGTGCAGTTTCAAAGACTGATGACGGTAAAACATCCATGGCAGAAAATACAGGTGCAACGATCACCCTTGGTAATGCATCAGGTTCAGTTGTCAACGCTAACGGTATTCAGATTGTGTCATACCGTGGTGAGGAAAACTTTTGGGGCAACATTTGGTGGTGGATTGATGGAATCAATCACTATGCAAATGCAACCACAGGTGAATGTGATACCTATGTTGCAGATCATGGTTTTACTGATGACAGTAAGGCAGCACCTTATGAAGATACAGGAATGTGTGCAAAGTATGGAAACGGTTATATTTCCGCTTTCTGTTATTCAGAAGATTTTGATTGGTTATTCTTACCGGGTGAGTTCAACGGAAACACTGCACTTCCTGTTGGTGATTATTGTTGGAATCAGAACGGTACTGGTTGGTATGTCGCTGCATTGGGTGCTCGTTGGGATGATGTCTTGACTTCTGGTGCTTTCTGTTGGGCTCTGAATAGTACTTTATCTAATCGTACTAGGTATGTCGGCGGTCGGTTGGTGTATCGAAAAAAGGTTGCAGCATAGCAGCATGACAACATAACCACACTTTTAGGTAATCAGGATGCTAAAGATGACGATTTTCAAGCAGAAAGAAAGTTGAAAACGGTCAGGAAATGAACTATTCAGAATGGTGTTCAATCAATTCCTATAAGGGTTGGTTGAAACATTGTGACAGTTCTCATTTATCAGATAAATATATCGTGCCTATTCAGCAATACGCTAATGATTATACAAACCATATCAAGGCAAAGAAAAACAAGAAAGGCGGTAAAAAGCATGAAAGAGTACGGAAAAGTACGCAGTACAAAGCAGCCTGAACAGAAAGTCATTGATGACTATTCAGTTTGGGTTGCTGCAAACATCACCCCGGTCACAGAAGCCGGGACAGATGAACAGCCGGGGTTCACTGGTTATGAATATGACCTGACCCAGTACACCAAGGATGAATACATCAAAATGATTGATGACAGGAACACATCCTTGGAAGATCAGATGACACAGGCACAGGAAGCCATGTGTGAAATCTATGAAATGATGGCATAAGGAAGGGGTGAGAATATGGCAAATATTTATGCAGCACTTATCATCAAGGGTAAGAAGTCAATCAATGATGTTCCTGACAAGATCAAGGATGAAGTCAAACAGGTGCTTATTGATGAAGGACACCCGGAACTGGCAGAAGGTGGTAACTGATGTTGTTTCAGTTTATCATAAAAATTTTATTTAGAAAGGATGTGGAATCTATGGCAGTGATCTATGCAACCCTTATCATTAAGGGCAAGAAAACCTTTGCTGATGTACCTGAGAAAATCAAGGACAAAGTGAAGGAAGTTCTGATTGACCTTGATTGCCCTGAATTAGCAGAGTAATCAACAGACAAGGAAATTATCACAGGAACAAAAACAACCGCTATATGACCATTATATGAGGTCACAAGCGGTTGTTTTTATGTTCAGAAAGGACAGAGAAAATGAAACAGACTATTTGCAGTGTATTAGGTGTGGTTGGTTCAGCAATCGCATCTTTTTTTGGTGGTTGGGATGCGGGACTTGCAACCCTTCTGATTTTCATGGGACTTGATTATATTTCAGGTCTGATTGTTGCGGGGGTATTCAAGAACAGTCCCAAGACAGACACAGGTTCACTTGAAAGCAAGGCGGGGTGGAAAGGTCTTTGCAGAAAGTGCATGACCCTGATTTTTGTACTGGTTGCATACCGCCTTGATCTTGTCATTGGCACAAATTACATCAGGGATGCAGTAATTATTGCGTTCATTGCCAATGAAACAATTTCCCTTGTGGAAAATGCGGGTCTTATGGGGTTACCACTCCCGGCAGTCATCACCAAGGCTATTGATATTTTACAGAAAAAGACAGAAAGTGAGGTAAAAA